GCTCGTATCCCCGAGCCGGGGGGGGAATCGAACCCCACTGGAAGCCGTGTAAAGACCCCCGGTCCACCAGGACCCCTAAAACTAAATTACTTAAAACTAAAATAAGATAAGATAAAAATTAAATCAATTCATTTAAAACTATTTACAAAGAAAAGAAAAGTAAATGGTTATAATAATTTATGCTTGATTTTCAACCCAAATCAAACCAAAAGTCTTCTCGAACGATTCACGCGAAAAAATTTTTTGTTGTATCATCTCTTGATCAGTGAATACGTTCATGTTAGTATTCAATTTGTCAACAGCGGCCAAAAATGCCTTATGGGCATCAGAAAGATCGATGGCAACGTGATCTTTGTTTATGGCACGATCCGGAGTATCACATGACGCGAGAATTGAACGCACAGCATCGGCGATGCAGCCACTTGAAAGATTTACGTAAATGCCTGAACTCGGAAACCTGGTCGTCCTCGAAAAGAGGCGTGAGTTCACTTGCATCCTTGTATAATTGAGACGTATATTGTCCCGATCGGTCTTTAAGTAGAATCTCATAGCATTAGCCATTTTGCACCATTCACGTAATGCGTCGAATTCGAACCAACCAGATGTGCTCAAAATGTGCATACCTGCTGTCCAATTGCTATATTCACCCATTTTCTTTTCAAGAACAACTGAAACAACGGAATGATAAGTGCTAACAGATGGTAACTCGTGCACTGCGTCAACAACTAAAGCCTCAAAAGGGTTTTCTATTGCAGGGATTTTAGTTTCTGACTTCGAACTACTCACTTTAACAGGAATAGCTTTTCGCAGAGAAGAATCTTTCGATATATCACCAGTAGACTTAGCGGCAGATTTGAGCAAAGGTTTAGGAGATTGCTTATTTGTATCTTTGTTGTTATTCATTTGAAAACTATTTAAATACTTATTACTAACTTATCCTTTCAGATAAAAATAATCTTCAAATAGTTCATCAAAAATCGGTTTAAAAAGATTGTTACTCAAGAGATAAAAGAAAAAGAGCTCTGATTTTGAATATTTCTTAACTAGTTTTCTCGCTTTAGATAATGAAATTCTGAAAATTATAGAAATAGTAAAGAAATTAAAACCAGGAAAGATGAATAAGAAAATAAAAAAGAGATTTATTAAAAGTGAAAATGAAACGAAAAACCCAAAAACGAAAGAAATGTAGTAAATCAAATTTAGAAAGTCAGCTCTGACTATGGTGCACAAATAATCCCTAGTTTGCATGGATCCGCTAGGTCCAATATATCGTCTATGGCAAACAACCTCACTAGGAACAAACGATTCGTACAACATCATAGCCTCAAGGTCACTTTTAAGGTATAACAAATACCAAAGCGGTAAAATAAATAAAACAGCGAGGAAAGATAAAAGAAAAAACAAGAAAACAGGAAATCGATTATACTGGCGATACTTCCAGAGCGATTTTCTAACGTTATTCAAATCATTACTCATAATATCATCATCTTTCACAATATGTTTTATAGTCTCGTGGATTTCAATTAACCGAGTTTCAACAACACTCCTCCATGACAAAATTATAACCAAAGAAAGTCCAGCTAAAGAAAAAGCAAAAAGAGGAAAGTTCAGCACCCAAGAGGCGTCACGATGTAAATGCTCATGAACATTAGTAGACAGTAGTAACAAAGGAGAATTCGCACAATACTCATTTAAACCAGTTGGTCCGTCAACACAAACGACCGGACTCGTAAATATTCTACCACCAAGTAAAAATACGCTAACAAACGCACCAAAACACGCGGTCAAATATAACGGATAGGTGAAACTAGGCGGCGCCACCCACACAGCTGGTAAAACGAACAACTTGTCGATAATCATTTTAATACTAATTACTAATTTACCTTTAGAAAAATTTTATCAGTTCCGATACATATCTATCGGAACGACAAACTTCACATCTTAAATTATTCAAGTATTCATTAACATCGCGATACAAATCTTTGCCAAAAATTTTTTTTTTTTTTTTAACCTTTCATCAAAAATTTTTTTTGAGGGTAGAATTGCTAAACACCTCTTCGCGTTTTTCATTATTTCAAATCTATTTGTGATAATAACACAATAGTCAGGTAAGTCAAGGCAATAGTCAGTGTCAACAACATATTCTTTCGCGCAGTCATCCAAAGACTCGATGAATCTAGTCTTTCCACTACCAGGTGGGGCATAAATTACGAAAGAATTCTGTTTTACGCTAAATTCACGACTCTCAATACTGTTTAAATCGCCCTCCTTCAATGGGGTAATATTTACTGGTTTATATGAACCCAAAAATAAACGATAACAACCACTCAAGTCTTTTGAAAGACAACTGGCAGTCCATTTTTTTTCCAAATTAAAAACTGTTGACCGTTCGTTTATCAAACCTTCAGGCATATTAAACAATTTTGCGAACGCTTCAGAGCTATTAACAAGACTATAAATGGTCTTAAACGCAACATCTAAAGAATTGTAACGCATTTTGTACCTCTCGCATACAGCAGCCGATAGTTGGGTGTAAATCGCTTCATTAGAGTACACAGAGTAGTTATCTTGACATGAAATGCGGTATTCTTCCAAATGTTGATAGTTTCTAATATCTTTTCTACCCAATTTAGTGATAAATTTGATAGGATCCGGAATTAAAAAAAATCTTCCTTGTTCTTCAATTAAAAACTTGGAACAAAAGTATGGATAACGGTAATTCAAAAGTTTAGCTTCAACATTAAACAGATCAGTCAATATTCCCGAACGATCAATCTGGTTACGCGAACTCAAAATGAAACTATCGTCACCACCAGCTAGTAAAAGCACAATTTCATCAATGTCATAAACACACAAAAGTATACCCAAAGCAAAGAGAGTGTTTCCCAACCAAGTTGTCGACCCACCGCTACGACGCTGAAACTCAATAGTTGCGCTAAGACCATGTTTCGAATCAAAGTATTTAGAACGTCTATGAGCATTCATGTAAATTTCTAATAAATATGGGTCCATTCCTAAAGCACGATATAAAAAGTACTCAAACCAATACACCATTTCCAATTGCGACTTATCATATTTAGCAAAATCATTTTCAATTTTATGGAAAAAGTCCATACATAAACCTTCCATAACATTTGATATATGGTTATCCATTTCTTCATTAGACATACATGTGTTCAGTATAATTTTCTCTTTCAGCACCGATATTAATCTATCTCTAATGGTATTAATGACAGGACAAAAAACCATATTACAATCCTTGTTATTATAAGCTATTGTTTGTAATGCAGCATATGAATTAATCGCGCTAGCTTCCAATGGTGGTTTAACACTCCTCTTAATCATAAATGAAAATTCGTTATACTTACGAGTGTCAATCGGTTCCTCAGTACTTAGATTATCAGCCGTTCCAGGTGGTTGCGTTCTGAGCCAATTCTCGATACTGTTTTCATTAACACTAATCGTGTCACGAGAATAGTTTAAAAAATCGTTGTATTTTTCCTGATCTATTGCCGAACGGACAAAATTTTCAAAAATGAGTCTACCCATTTCTTTAGGCGGTTTTTCAGAACATAGCAAAGGTGCGTTACCATTACGCTTAATAAACGCTATTAATGACTCACGTTGCGTAGGATTTCTTAATGCAGGTTGCATCGTTTTTATAACCGGCACTAGACTCAAAAATTTTTTTTTTTTTTCATAGAGTTCGGCACACACCGGATTCAACCTAACTTTATCAACATTTAGCATCAGATCAGAATTCTCGATAATTTCTTGATAATCACATATCTCGTAGGAACAACCAGGGAATGCAGTGTCATAAACTTCTTGAAGAAAAGCAGGGTTAACATCTCTAGACTCTATAACAGGCGTCGTATAATGCTGGCTAGCACTAATACCTCCTCCATAGTTAAACGGAACCATCGTCGCATGTCTATCAACCGTGAGTGGAACCAAAAAGTCACGGTTACTATGCACGTTTTCTTCGTAGACAAATGCCGGAGCAATTTCTGGTGGTATCCATCCGCCAGTTAACTTCTTAAACTCCGTTTGTTTAACCATTTCAAAGTGTACCGGTTCAAGTCTGAGTGATTTATTCATAAATTCAGAGAGAGCATCTTTCGCAGCAGTGTAATAAACCAACGACAATTTATGACGACTGAAAGCAACGATAGCATGATTAATCGACGTGAATAAAGTTAAAGCTTTAACTTGTCTTCTAACCATAATGACTCTATCAAAAGTTTGACCTTGTGCTTCGTGAATGGTCATAACCTGCGAACCATTAACGTTATACCTTTTGTCCAGCAACTGTTGCTTATCGTCTTGTGTCCACGTCATATACAAAACTTTATTTTCATAAGGTATATTATTATCGTTCATCATAACACGTAACGACCTCTCAATCTTACTGGTAGTTTTTAAACCAGGATAAATATCACTCAATACAGCAGTAACATCAATGGGACACCTATGCGTAACATTTCTTTCAATTGTCACGTCACAGAACCTAAAAACGTCTGAATAAAGTTGCGGGAAGTATCGGTCTCGGTCAATATAAGGAATTTGGTTTTTATCACCCAACATCACGATTTTATTTGGATTAGCCTTACTAATTGCTAAAGCAACAGCTCCAGCGTGAGTGATTAATACTTCGTCAATATACATAACATCGTATTTCAAATTCTTGGCGTTAATCAAATACGACGTAATAGTCTTAACATCACGTTTCAACACATCCTTATCAACTTTTGACTTCAACCTTTCACGAATCTCAGCACTTCCCGCTCGTGTCGTAGTTAATAATAAGTCAATAGGCGGTAGTGAAGCTTTCTTTGCAAATCTTACGCTCTCTAAAATCATTGTAGTTTTACCACATCCAGGCGCACCATTTATGAATTCAATATTTGAAGGCAGTTCATCCATAACCTTAATTTTTTTACAAGCGTTATACGTTGGTCTATTAAGCATTTTTTCAGTATTTTTTGTTATTAAGACCCATTCAGATTTGGTATTAAATGACTGTATTTCTGGATCATATTTTACAAACCCAGTACCATCATGACCATAATCGAATTGCTTAAAAATAGTACCGTATACGATCTTATTTACAGTAGTATTGTACAACGCGTTACCATTCTCAATTATTGATTCATAAGAAGCAGGACTCAATGATTTACCTGTTAAAAATTTTGCAAACAGTTCCTTGTACTCAGTATCATAAGCTTCATCTAGTATAGAGTTCAAGTGAACATACTCTATTGCAGCATTCTTAAACATTTTATCCCTAGTTTCACCGGGAATATAAGGTGGAGCGCGCATATAACTCACCACTTGCTCATCAACTTTAGGGAAAGTCACAACGGCTTGAGATGCAACCTTAATATCCTCTTCTTTCTTTTTTGCAGTAGTGGCCAATGAACTATTAACTAATAAAGTCGCTACTTCATACGACTTGTCAGTATAACAAGGTGATATTTTTACACCAACATCAATCAAACGAACTAAAGCAGTATGATACTGCAAAGCTGGTTCGTCAACCGCGACTGATAAACCCGTTGATACTTTAGCCAATACAACAGAAACAGCAGAGTATATATTATTTGCCGAACTATCAAAGTCTCCATCATAAACCATAATGACTTTCTTTTTGTAAATCAAAAAATAGACACAAAAGTGGAACCAAACAGCATTACTTCTCATTATGTCAATATTTCTAAAATATTTTTTAGAAATTTCAGTTGAATTAGAAGCGCAGAACAGTAACAACCATTGATCATCACCAAAAACAGTTTTTGACAGTAGTCTCGGTGGTTTAGGCTGAACTTTACTGTTCTCAATGATTAACTTTTCTAAAAATTCCGGCATTTCGTCGTATGAAATATCGATGTCTTCGCCCAAAACAGTATCACAAGTCGGGATAACATTATTTTCATCTGATTCGTTAGGTAGACTTTCTTCATTCTCAACAACTGGTATTGAGCAAACCGTCGTTGTGCCTACGTCTTTAACCTTAACGCTTTTACGAATTTTAACATTAGTCATACCGATAGTGACATCTTCCACAGACTCAACACCGTCAGTGGATGTAGCAATATCTCTAACACCAACAATAGCAGATCTCTTATAATTTCTTGAATGTTTCTCAACGACATTATGCGTAACAACATACGGTTTCTTCTGAGTAACACCTCCACTGATATGCGTAACAGTGCCATATAGACCATAGGCTCTAATACTTTCAGTCCTTTTATTTAAGTCTTCTGGTGGTACCTCAGCCTTGAAGTGATTACTCAATTTAGATATAATACCAAGACGTTCACACTTAACTTTGTATGTTTTCGTCTGTTTTTCAACAGATGGTATTAACATTAATCTTACTTCGTAGTTAAATTTACGCAAATTTTTTTCGTCAATATCGTCAGAGACACACGATTTAACAAGCCTTATTAATCGGCGTTTATCATCAAAGTAGTCACATATGTGTGAAGAATCCGCTCGATGCCTCTTTCTCGAAAGATAATCATTTAACTTTTCCAATTCAAAGTACAACTGACTGTCAGGTTTACCAGCTTCTATAGCCTTACATACCGTTTTAACGTTGCGATGAGTTAAATTATACATTCTGTCGGAGATAACATTTCTTCTCAACAACAATTCCAATAACCTACCAAAATAGTCCCTAAAAAGATAAATAGTATGGCCGTTAATAGACACAGTCTGTTTCGGTTCAGTAGCAATAGGTACAACAGTCGTACCAGTAGCTACACTTTCAGTAACTTTAATCACTGTAGTATCAGTCACAGAACCAACTGTACTTTCTTCTAATGAAATAGCTTCATCGCAGGCCTCAATCATTTCATCAACATTAGGTTTAACAGTATCAGTAGGTTCAACATCGCAAGCGCCTCCGGTACACTTTTTGTGTGACGAAAACAATCGCCACAACTTTTCATCAAATTCAGACTTCATCGTAACTTCAGAGATTCTTTTGTCAAAACTAGGATCGTGAACAGCTCTTATGTAATCCATAGCACCAGCGAGTACAGCAGTGTAGTCTGCTTCGAGTGGTAAATGAACTTTATCAGTTTTGTTTAAACAAATCAAATAAATCTCACATGACGCCGGTGGTGAATACGTCGGCTTATACACTTCCACTTTCTCAAAATAAAGTTCCGGAAGTCTGTGAATGTCATAAATAGGTATTTTAACGAACATGGAACCATTAATTGTTAACAACGATTGACACTTTAATACAACATCAATGTCGTAATTTTCAAAACAATCGTTATTAAATAAATCACACATAATAAACGTATTATCATTATTACCCTCAAAATCTTGAAATTTTTCGGATTTAACAGTCCAGTCGCCTAAGTCAATGTCATAAGGAACACCATCAGGGTCTGACACAGTAGTACCAGTGTAACCAAGCAAATTCATAACCTTTACAAATCCACCAGGTGCTCCGCCAACGTCAAGAATTTTTTTAAAGTTAAAGTCATATTTTAAGAGTATCTCAACAAGTTTAAATGCCGATCTGTTAAATCCCTTAATTTTTTGTTGACTGATTTCAGAGTAAGGATTGTAGCGTTTCCTTGCATTATTATTTATTTTTTTTGAAGCCAAAGCGACCAATTGCAATAATTTTTTAACACTACAATCAATACTCGTTTCAGATGTGACCAAAGCATCAAAATGCGAATCAGCGAAAACGATATGAACACATTGAGATTCATTATCATCACACGTTGATAAAGCCAACGATGTCGTTTCACCACAATGAAAGCAGATCTTAACATGAAATAATTTTGACACTAACATGTACACGTCAGTGTTACCCCAAGTTTCTCTCAATGGACCCGAATCTGTCAATAGCAACTTAGCCAAGCTTTCAATCTCATCAGGCGTTTCCAAAAAGTGGTACAACAAGCGTTTAAAAATCTCAACGTCAATATCAAGTTTCAACGCAACAAGTATCGCATTGTAACAACATTTTCCGTCACCAGGAATTTTGACAGGTTCAGCAGCTATATAAGGACAAGTATAATCGGTCATACGCATGTCTTTCATCAATTTTCCAGTAGCTGACGAAAACTTCTGAACGTTCGTACTCTTTAAATAATCGCTGATCTTGGTTATGTTCTTATTGGCAACAGATTTCTTATTTTTTTTTGAGTTAGTTGAGATAGTCGAGGTCGAAGAAGATTTAGCTTTATTTAAACGACCATAATGTTCGTTCAAAATACATGGTAGTTGTTGTGCAATTTTAGAAGCCTCAGCTTTTCTCTTCTCAGTATTTTTCGCGATATTATCATGCACAGATTTAATAACATCAGCCTCGTCTAGACTCATCTCGCGAGCAATCACTGTTAGCATTTCTCTTGTTTCGTAGACCATACCAATTTCTTCAATATTTAAATCGAACTCAGTTTCAGCTTTACGATCGTGCAATTTCTGTCTGAGAGCACTAATCATGTCAGAAATAATCGGAAATTTAAACTCAGAACATACTCTACCGTCCTTAATAGTAGTACTCGGAAATACTGAACCCAATATGTACTTTAAAACTGCGCAAAAGGTAATGCTGTTGCTCTCTCTTTTTTCTTTTTGTTGATCCGTCATAAGTTTTACCAGTTGACCGGTGTTATACTTCTCAATATAACAAGCCATATATATGTTGGTGGCAACTAACATCAAATCCTCAGAAGTCACTGAATAATCGGTATAAATATCATTACCATTGATTGTAATTCTATTATTATACGAAGAAGCGGCAGAATTAACAGATGAAATATTAAACTCATTAGTCGCACTTCTATTACAATAACTTCGCAACTGGTTGTAAAACTTAGAAGAAACAGCAACATACTTCATGTCAATACTAAGCGCAGTGTCCTTTCCAGTCGGTGTAAACCAGCGTTTATTAAGTCGATACGTTCTCACATAGACAACATTATTTGAAAAACCATGCCAGAATTGTTGCTGAATTGATAACTTATTAGTCATTGGAGTGACAACTGATCTAACAAATTTCATAATAACTATGCCTGGTCGAACGTCATCAACTATCTCTTTAATAATCACTGATCCTTCTTTTGTAACAAACACCGTTTTGTACATCCAATTAATGTAATTCTTGTAATCGTGGGTATAGGCATGAGTCGATTCACCGAGAAAAAAAAAATCAATTTTCATAGTTTCCTTACCATCAATGACTTCTTTCCTCTTCCTAAAAGAACCACCATTATCAAGAACACCAAAATCTTTAACCAATATTGACGGGTGAAAATGGACGGCCGCAAACATCGTCACAATACCATGTGCGTCGAAAATTTGAGTTAGTTGTTCCTCAGTAATATCATACAAAGAATGCAACGACATAGCTTTACGAGCCTTAACATAACAGTTCTCAGCCAAATTGTTACAACGTAACCGATTTGGATAGTTACATGGGTTAAGGTATGAATCAACAATTCTAGGATCCAAAGTAGACTGCGTCAAACGCATCATTCGCTCAGAATGTCTGCATGAATCTCTGTAATCAATAATTGGAGAACAACAATGAATATTGTGGTTACCGGCCAAAGCATGATCTGCCCAATTAGCACCTATGTCAATAATATCAAATCCTTGATTAGAGTGATTATTATAATCCAGCTTATGCAAGAGCAGAGCAGAAGTAAGTTTCCTACAAGCAGCAGTTAAAGGATGTGGAGTGACGGCATCACATTTAAACGCTATTTGAAACTCTGGAAACGACTCAGCAAGTCTAACGCGATCTTTTTGATCTAAGCATTGATGAATAACAACTAGTTTCTTTGCCTCATTTCTAACAAATTGATTGGCCAATTTGTCAACGTCTACATTCATCAATTGCTGCGCAACTAGCCTGCTCTGAATTTCTGCAAGGGGTAATGAAGAATTCCTTGCAAGTTGCGCCAGATATTTATCACCCTCAGCCAGAGAAATGGCTTTAGCCAACTCTGGATCGTCACGCGTATATGGATATTGAGTGCCGCCGATTAATAAGTCACTAAAAAGGTAAGCAGTGGATAACTCCGACAACTTAACGTAAACGTAACTATCAACATGTAAAACACTAGACAACGACACAACGATCATTGGTACGTAAACATCTTGATAGACGCTGTTAACAAGAATCCTTATAACCCTTGAAACCAACGGATAAGGTCCTAGATAATTAGCGACAAGGTTCAAATCAAAAGGTGGAGTATGATAAGAACGATTAACAGCAGCGAAGAGTTTTATATAACAAAACCCTTCACGCGCGAAGTCACCATCAAAATCCATTTCAATAACGGTAACACCGCTTTGAAATTTAATTCTTTTAATTTTAACTTAAAATTTATAATGAAATATTTACAAAAGAAAACCTTAATAATACCTTAATTAGGGTAAAACCCACAAGCAATACTTTACCAACGGTTAAAATACCACTCACAGCAATACCTTACCAAACGGTACAAATACCACTCACAACTGAGTACGCTTAACACTAAAAAGGGTCAAAACTGACCACACTAAATTAAGCAATTGTTAACAACAATTGAAAGACATCAAACGCAACGGTTTAATGAAAAAGGAATAACAACGTATTCCGTAGTGTCTTTCAAATGAA